TTCCATGATTTTTTCATATCATCGATCAACGATGTAAATGATGCAGGAGTTAAAGCTTTAGTATAAGCTTTAATAGCTTTTACTTGACCTTGAAGCATACCTAGCGCAGATCCTAGTGAAAGAGCAGCAGCTGCTAATCCAGCACCAAGCCCAATAAGAGCACCTGCTCCATCTCCTGAACCTTGAAATTGTGCAGGACCATCGTCTTTGTCATCTCTACTTCCTATCCCTTGAAGTAAACGAAGCATTTCACGTTTTTCTTCTAGCTCAGCAAGACGGTTGCCTGTTAATACATCAACCAAGTTATTGATTGAAAGAGCTATTGCTGATTGGATACCAATCGCAGATGACATAGTTTTTTTAATTTCTAATAGATGTGCACGTGCATTACGCGTGTGCCGTTCGACCTCATATGTAGATCGATTATTTTCTTCCATCTGATTAGTTAGTTCAGCTAAACTCATTTACTTATTCCTTTTTAGCGCCTTCACCAGCTATCTTCTTTGTTGTTGTTTTTGCCTATCGCTCTCTTCTTTCAAGTGTTCTAACAACATAGTAACATAGACTTCTCTTTCCCAAGGTAGCATCTGTTCTAACTCTTGTAAGCTATATTGATGATGCTGCATCATGTTAAAATTCACTTGGTAATGATTAACAAGCGAATCATGGGAGAGGGCAATTAGAAAAAATTTGCTGTGCCTTTAACCACGTGCTCATTTTTATTCCCACACTCCATACATTCAAAGTCAATATTTATTTGTGCTGACGGCATTTCCTCTAAGTATTCACGTATTTTAGAAAATTGTTTTGATGTAAGAGAATCAATAAAGTCATCAACTTCTTTTACTGATTGTTCTTTCACATTAAAGACTTCTTCACTTGTATAGATTGTGTCTAAAGAAGCACGAATCATTCCCATCATTTTATCTACATCGCTTAAGTCTCCACCAATATCCATGACATCATTAATGCCTGGGTATTTCATGGTAACACCTACTCCATCGCTTAATTCAATGGTAGGATTAAGTTCTTCATTCATATTCACGTATACATCTTCTAGCGAAAATTCTACTTCATTTTTATGTGAACACGATGTACAATTCATTCCAATCTTAGTAGATTCTCCTACTGACTTAGAACGTAGTTTAACAAAAATGTATTCAAGATCAAACATTGTTAGTTTAGTAATATCAATTGCGCCGAAAGTACAGGCATCAATAAGATCTTTCATAGCGCCAACAACCTGTCGTTCGTCTTGAGACTCTGACGCGATCATTAACATTTTTTCTTCTCTGACCTGGTATGGTCTGAATTCTACATCAGCACCGGTAGACGGTACCTTTGTATAGTATTTTGGTGTATTCAGCTTTGGTAAAGCCATTTCACATCACTCCTAGAATAATTTACCAATGTTTCTTACAAGGTTTATTGAGTTACTTATAAGATCTGTTCCGCGACCTGCCAGATTAGCAAAGCCGTCTACTGCTCCAACTTCTTCCCAATCTTCATACGCCATAGAAATATTACAACGTAAGGTTTGGTTTTCAGCTGTGTTAGATAATTCTACAGATCCCAATGTTGTGGGATATGCATTCTTTAATTTAATTGTTTTAATTGGAATATAGTCAGTATTACCCATAATTTGAATTAATACTTCAGATCCAATATCGTCAAGAAAAGAGATCGCTCTATTTCCATTAACGTTTATGATTGATTCTTGCCATGAATTAAAAAAATTCCATATGTACATATCATTTGTTAGGTGAAATACCATATTAACATCTTCATTCATGTATGCGTAAGGCTTTTTTATTGCTTTCATATCAGTGAAATGTTCTTGAGTAGCGATCTGACGACCAGGAATGGTGACTGATTCGCATAGAAGATACATATCGCGAGGATCTTCAATAAAGCTCTGCAGAGATAAACTGCCTCCACTGATAAGAGAACGTGCAGTATTTGTAACAATACCTTCAATATCTGTGTTGATAAGTGAAGGTTTCTTACCAGGATGAGAGATGTATAAAGCAAAACGATTTGCTTTTGCTAATCCGCCTCTACGACCGATAGTAGCTTTTAATGTATCAATGCCTGCGGGTAATGCCATTTATATCATCCTCTTCGATGCGCCCCATACGTGCGTCTTATTCTTGCCACGGAACTGTTCAGTTGGAAGAAAGATTGCGATATCCCACTCAGGTGGTTCTACCTTTGCAACATTACCTTCTATGCCTTTAGTTAAATAGCGTTTAAAACATGGCTGAAATTCACGGTATTTTGCAACAGACTTAAGCATACTATAATTAATATTCAGTCTTGTTGATTCATCAAACCTTTGATTGTTAGCAGTATCCATAAGTTTATCAAGAAACTTTGCACGCAACATTGGAGATAAGTAATGTAAGTTAATACCATAGAACCCATCACGAGTTGGTTCAACCATAATCGTAAGAGGAAACGCATCATAGTACGGTAGTGTCTTACGATGTTTAGGATCGTAAAAATACATGTACATATCACCTGGTGTTGGTCGTTTCTTTCTTTCTAATGCAGGATCTCTAAGCAAAGCTCTGCGATTAGTACCACCTAGTTCTTTGGTTTTACCTCTGAACCAGCGTCTAGCCTCTACAGATCTCGCTCGTAAACCTTTACGATACGCTTCAATCTCTAATTTGTGAAATAGTGAATTTTCCATATTACTATTTATACACTATTTAAGGATCTTTATTCCCATAGATTTAAGAACATCTTCATGCCATATAACAAAGTGCCAACCTCTATTCGCACAGAACTCTTCAGCTGCTTCCCACTTAGATTGGTTCTTAATATATGTCATAGCTTCTGTAACATATCTACGTGATCTACGGCTTGCTGGCTTAGGTGGCATTGTTTCTTTCTTAGGCTTTATCTCAACAAGATATGTTGCACCCTTTCTATCTTTATAATATACATCTACAAAGTAACGATGCATGCGTTTATCTGTTGCACATCTATAAGGTATTACTACTTCTTCTGAATTCCATTCAACAATATCTGGATTAGCATCTATCCATCTGAAAGCGTTTCTTTCCCACAAAGATCTGTATACTATTGTAGTATGATCACCTTTATACTTTTTAGGGTTTTTAGGGCGATATTTCCCTTTGTACGTCATCCGTGGCATTATAAATAACCTTATAGTATTTTAAACTTTATGGAGCTATTTATGGCATTAAGATATCCAGTCGATGTGCAGGGGAAAGGAACACCATTTGTTCTATTCACATCGCATCGAGCTAAGTATAAAGCTGGTGCGACACAGCGAACCTTAACAGACAATAAATCTTGTGCACTTTATATGCCTCCGGGTTTTCAGGTTTCAGATGTTATGAGATACGAGTCAGCATCACCTGGTTTAATGGGAGGAGTAGCTGAAAATCTATTAAGTGGAAATAACGATTACAGCGCAGATGATATCAAAAACGTTGCATCAACTGCTGCAGGACCTGCAACACAACTAGGAGTTGCGGCTTTAGGAGGTCTTGTGGGTGGAGCTCCTGGTGCAGTTGTTGCGGGAACTGGTGCGAGTTCAGCTGCTGTAGCTGTAGAAGCTATACGTTCTAAAAGAATGCAAAATATTACAAACCCTCAAGAATTTATGTTGTTTAAAGCCCCAGGTGTAAGGCAGTTTTCATTTACATTTAATATGATACCTCGATCAGCAAGAGAGTCTGATGAAGTTATTGATATTATCCAGTATTTTAGAGAACGAATGTATCCTACTCTTACCGCTAATGATTTAATGTATAACTTTCCAGAAGTATTTACTATCAATTTTAAAAGAGGAACGGGTAATAAACGTCTTGAAGGTGTTCCAAGAATAGCAGAAGCAGCTTTATCAAATGCAACAACTTCGTTTAACCCTAACAGTATGTCTTATTTTAAGAGAGGTAACCGACCTGTTGAAGTAGGATTAACATTGTCTTTCCAAGAACTAATGCCTCTATCTCAGAAAAACATTAAGGATGGATTCTAATGGCTTATTTTGATAATTTTGCAACAGTAGAATACCAGTTTGACGAGTCAGGTATTGGCAGAGATATTAAAAATCTTTCTCTGTACTCTACCATTATAACAAAGAATGTTGACAATATTGCCTTTTATTCTTATTATAATATACAAGATGGGGAAAGACCTGATAGTGTATCTCAAACATTATACGGAACTCCTGATTATTACTGGACATTTTTCATTGTTAATAGTGAACTCCAGAATTATTGGCACGATTGGCCTAAGAGTTCAGAAGCATTACGCAACTATGCAGAAGCAGAATATATAGGATTAGCAGCAATCTTTGATGCAGATGAAGAAGCGTTTGGTAAGTTTGTTGTAGGAGGAACTGTAAATGGTTCTCTATCAAACGCGACTGGTACAGTAATTGCGATATACCCGACAATAGGATATATTCAAATAGAACAAAATAAAACTTCAGTTGCTAACTTTAGAACAGAAGGTGAGTCTATTACTTTAACAGCTGCTAACAGTACTAAGACAGAAGACATTGCTAAGGTAGGTAATACTCTTTCCTGTACTTCTATCGTTAAAGCTGCATATGCTCCTAACTATCATATAGATGACGGCACTGGCGAAAGAACAAGGCGACGTACTGCTGGAACAAGTCCAGTTACTAACTTTGAAGAAGAGAATGAAGTTAATTTAATTAAGTC